GTCGCTTGCGATGCATGTTGACCATCTCATTTGTTTTTTTGATCCTGTGACGATTGAGTTTTAATCCAGACTTCAATATCCTGCTTTAAGAAGCGCCACATGCCGCCGACCTTGAAAGCAGGTATTTTGTTTGCTGCTGCCAGACGGTAGATGGTTCTATCAGTTACTTTTAGGTAGGCGGCGACGTCACCGATGGTCATGACACCGTCTTCTGCTGGCTTATTGGGCATGGACACGTCTTGATTTGTGGTAGAAAACGACAGCATAGTGCAAAACTTTCAATTCTGTGCGCATCTCTTGAAAATTTTGCTGGTGTGCAGGCTCACCGGGTGAGCTAGGCGTTAGGTTTAAATTAGCAGGTCTGCTGAGAGAGCATCCAGCGGACGACATGAAAGGGGCTGGCTATGTCGTTCTGGCAAATCTTGGGTAGGTTCGCGTTCTCGGATCAAGGGGAGACGATTCAGAAGTTCTCCGATACGACCAGCGTGTCATCGGACGGCACGACCTACACGCGTATGGGTTCTACGACCGTTGGGTCGGATGGTTCATTGTTCACGCAGACCGCCAGTTTCAGCAGCGATGGAAGCACGCGCATGGGGAGTACTGCGACCGGCCTAGGCGCGGTTTTCAACAACCCTCGAGATGACTTTGGGGTAGGGTCAAGCAGATCCCGAGATGGATTCGATGATTTTTAAGAAGGTCCGCAGCAGTGCGCGTTGAGATCGTTGTTGGGAACATCGTTCGTCAATCGGACGTAGACGCCCTGGTGAACTCAGCGAACGCGAACCTGCGGTTTGGTTCTGGGGTCGCTGGTGCCATACACACAGCCGCGGGGCCGGAACTGGAACTGTACTGCCGCCGCTACTCGCCTATTGCACTCGGCGAAGCTGTTGTCACCCCTGGCTTTCAACTTCCAAATCCGTACGTCATTCATGCCAGGGCAGCCAGTTACATCAATGACGATCACCCGGAGAAGTACCTGGACCTTGCAATCGCCCAAGCGCTTAGGGTTGCAAAGGATGCAGGCATCGAGTCGATGGCGATGCCCGCTATCGGTACGGGCGTCTTCAAATTTCCGCCCGAACTAGCCGCTGAGATCATTCTGAAGGCGCTGCTTAGCCGAGCCCCCGAATTTCCAGACATCACTCTGGTGCGCATCTGCGTTGGTGATACCCAGATGCAGGCGGTGTTTCAGGCTGCACTCGATCTGGCCACGGCGGGCTCGGGCCGAAACTGAACCAGGAACTTTTGCTCTTGCTGTCGCCAGTCCATCGGAAATGGCTCCAGCAGATCCCTCATCGTCAGCCAGGCAGGATGCGACCCATCAAGGATCGCCTGCACCACGACCGGTGACAGAAACGCCAGCCTCAAGATTCGGCTGATGTAGGACGGGTTGATCTTCTCCGCTGCAGCCAAGTCCTCGATCGATGTATACGTGCCGTCATAGATCAGTTGCTGCCACCGGACGCCCCTGGCGATCACCTTGATCATCGTGTTATCGATCGTTGCCTCCCGGCGTACGACCCCTCGTGATCCATCAGGCATGACGATCACTGTTTTTCCGCCACGTGGACGGAAGGTCATTGGGATGTGCGTTGTTTCCGGCATTTGTAGTGAGGGTGTCATGCGGCCTCCTTGCAGGGCTGCTGCATGATCGAGTCACGCAGGAATCTGGGCATTCCTTTGGTCTTCCAAGTGATGCTGATGCCGTTTTTGCGAACGGTAATCCTCTCAATCAATGCATGCGCGATGCGCACCTGCTCTGCCGGGAAGAGGTGGTCCCAAACCTGGTCGATCGATTGCAGGTGCTTGATGGCGTCTGTTTCGCTGATGTCCGGACGGGTAATTGACACTTCATGCACCGCTTGCGACAGGATTTCTGGCGAGCGTAGGGCCCCGCGTATTTGTTGCACTACAACGCCCTCGATTTCACCGGCAGGAACGCGACACACCTCACATGCATCCTTGCCGAGTTTGATCGCATCAGTATTGATGTAGTAGAGGTACCGTTTGGGACCCTTGCTGGTCCAGCCTGGCGTGAACGCACGCCCCTCAGGTGAAAACAGCAGCCCACGAAGCAGCGTTGGGGCTTTTGTGTCGCGAGACTCGGATCCGCCCTTGACGTGCTTGTCGCCAGCCTTAAGGTTTTCCTGGACCGTGTCCCAGAGTTCTTGCTCGATGATCGGTTCATGCTCGCCGGGGAACTGCTTCCCCTTGTATGCGGCCATCCCGATGTAGACCGTGTTCTTGAATACCTTGTAGACATACCCTTTGGTGATCAACTTTCCGCTGCGCTCGATCCCTTTTGAGGTGGTCCAGGACTTTGATGTGACACCGCGTGCGCGCAGGTCTCTAACAAGGGTTGCCATCGATGGCGTTACGGCAAAACGCCTGAACATTTCCTGAACGATCTGCGCCTCCGCAGGGTTGGGGATCAACTTTCTTTCTGCGACGTCGTAGCCAAGTGGTGGCATGCCGCCCATCCATATACCGCGCTGGCGTGAGGCGGCGATCTTGTCGCGTACCCGCTCGCCGGCGAGTTCGCGCTCGAACTGGGCGAAGGACAGCAGGATGTTCAGCGTCAGGCGCCCCATCGAGGTCGTTGTGTTGAAAGCCTGCGTCACCGACACGAAGGTGACCTTGTGCTCGTCAAATAGTTCGACCAGTTTGGCGAAGTCGGCAAGCGATCGCGACAGCCGGTCGATCTTGTAGACCACGATGATGTCGACCATGCCATTTCGGACATCATCCAGCAACTTCTGAAGTCCAGGTCGCTGCATATTGCCGCCGGAGAAGCCTCCGTCGTCGTAGCGTTCGCGGGCCATCATCCAGCCTTCGGACTTCTGGCTGGCAATGAAGTTTTCGCAGGCGTCTCGCTGGGCGTCCAGCGAGTTGAAGTTTTGATCAAGCCCTTCTTCGGTGGACTTGCGCGTGTAGATTGCGCAGATCAGGCGACGCTCAGCCGTCATGCTGCGCTCCTTGCCGAGCCGAGGCCGAAGAAGGCCCAGCCGTTGCGGTTGGTGCCGGTGATGGCGCGGGCAATGCTGGACAGCGATTTGTATGGCCGGCCGTTGTAGGCGAAGTGGTCAACGCAGACCAACACCTCAGAGGGTGTGCCTTGCCACTCCCGGATCAGGCGAGTGCCGGCGATTGGTCGGTTATCCAGGCGGCGGCGTCGGACATCTTGTTTACCGCCATCGAGTTGCTCGCCGAGTTGTGCAAGACGCTTGACGGTTTCGCGCTTGAGGCCGCCGTAGGCCAATTCCTGAATCCGGTAAGCCAGGCGGGTTTCGAGGAAGCGCCTGTTGAACGGTGGCGGCTCCTGGTTGAAGAGGTCCCGCCACATCTGCTTGAGTTCGGCGGTGGTGATGGTCTTGAGGGCGGCCACGCGGGCCACAACGGTTTCAGTCACTGGGGTTCTCCTTGGTGGTCAGGACACCCCGTACTAACGCTCTGTTCGGTCAGGTTATCAAGTCGATCCTGGCGGTCATGCATCCGGATGACGGCCAGGGCAAGGATAGTGCCCACGACGGCGACTGAGGACCGTTCTTGGGGCTTCTTGGAGGCGGGGCGTGAAGATTGGGCTGGCATGAAGGTTCATACCGGCCGGGCCTGGGAGTTTTCTCGCCGTGACTGGACTGCGGCCTCCCCCCAGTCAGCAGATGGCTTGATGGAGGGGGTTGCAGCCTTTTGTCGTTGCGTTATAATGCAACGACAAAACCGCAACCGAGGACAACGATGACCCCCTTTGGGAATTACGTGCGCAGCAAGCGAGAGGAGGCTGGCATCACGCTGACCGAATTCGCCAAGCGCTTGAAGATCAGCCCAGCCTATTGGTCGCGAATCGAAACCGGCAGGGAAAACCCGCCCAAAGATGAACTAATAAAAGAAGCCGCGCAAATCCTGGCTGTGACTGAGGACGATCTGTTCATCGAGGCGAACAGATTCCCCCCGGACATGCAGCAGGATGTAGCAGAGGCTGTTCGTCTGTACCGCAAACAACACAAGAACACGTAGTAGGTGCACATGTCAGAAATCAAGCTCCAGTACCGGCACAACCACCAGTGCCAGCCCCATTACCTGAATAACGCTGACATCGAGCGCGTGGCGCTGGAGGTGCGGCGACAGCTTGGCGTGTCCGAACGCCGAGCACTCTCAATCCAGGACTTGGCCGGTATTGAACGCTTGCACGTGAATGGCGTGGAGTTTGATGTCTGGGTTGATCTTGAGCATCCGATCCACGACAACGAGCAGGAGCCCATCCTCGGCCTTTTTGAGTTCACCCCAGAAAGTTCAGTAGACGCAGTGTCTGTTTGCGTGTCTCCGCTTGGGCCCAACATGAGCGCCGAGTTGCAACTTTCCACCTTCGCGCACGAACTCGGACACGCCATTTTCGATGGCCCAGCACTTGTGGCGCAGCATCGGAACCAACCCCTGGTAGACCTGACCGGCGCTGGCACCGTGCGCGCGTTCCGTTCCGTTACGGAAACCACCGACCAATTGAACAAGGCTGGCCAACACCTGCCCTCGCATATCCGTTTTTCAGAGCTCAGGGCTAACGAGTTCATGGGGTCGCTTCTGGTGCCGCGCGAAGTGCTGTGGGAGGCCATCATGGATGAGGCGCCGAAGCACGCGCTCAAAATCAGCTATGGGGAGGAGACCTTGTTTGCCGAGACCCTGGATGGCAATAAGAAGATCATGTGGTCGCCCGTCACCTACGAAATGGACTGCTGGACGTTTACACGAACGCTCGCACCGCACTTCGGTGTCAACCCCGCATTCATTGACGTGCGGATGATGCGATACGGCATCGTACCGGCTGATGGCAAGCCGAACTGAATTCACCGGCTCATGAGAGGGCACCTGCGGGTGCCTTTTCTTGAACCAAGTCGTTAACCATTAACTAAACACAAAATGCAATTGAACATGAACAAAAACAGCGTTGATCAAAAGTACCTGGAGTCGGCCATGAATGCCGCTGCCACTCGTACCTACCGGCTTGCCGCAAGGCACGGGCTTTCCAGCGCTGAGCGTGAAGATATCGAGCAGTCGATCCTGCTCGAACTGCTTGAACGGTATCCCCAGTACGACCCAGCGAAGGGGAGCATGAATACCTTCACTGGCATCGTCTCCGAGCACCGGGCTGTAGAACTGTTGGACCAACTCATGAAGCAGCGCATCAGGATGACTGTTTTTGAGCCCCAGGATGCTGCTAACGACCCTGATTTCTATGGGTACGCAGGGGGGAGTACAGGAGGCGAAAACGTTGTACCGCTCTGGGCCGATGACCGGGACCTTTTCAGGGACAGCGAAACGCTGCATGACATCCATGCCGCGCTGGCCTGCATGAGTCAGGACCAGCAGGATCTTTTCAACCTGATCGACAGACACCACGACATTCCGAGCGCAGCCAAGGCTGCAGGGATGCCCACCGCCACTTTCTACCGCCGAGTTGACGACCTGCGCATGCACCTGCGCATGTTCGGCATCCGGCCGGCTGCATGACCGATCGCGGGGTGGCTGAGAAAAACAGCCCCCTCGCTCGGTAAGAACCTTCAAGAACCGCAAACGCCGCGCCCCTCTGGGCGGTGGTGGTAGGCCAACTCACGCCTGGAGATTTGATTTTGAACACAAAAACCATTGTTGAAACGACGCGCAGCCACTTTGGGCTTGGCGTTGATGCTGGCAAAGCAGCCTTGCAAGCCGTGTACGTGCCATCCGAAAAACTCACCGAGGCCGGTCTGTGCGACTGGATGGCAAACGCCCTGGTCGGCCAGTCTATCCAGTACCACGAAGGCTTCTTGCTGCTGGATCGCTCTGACTCGGGCAGCGGCTTGGAGTCCAAGGAACGCAATCGCCTTCACGCACTTGCCCGACGTGCCTGGATCGCCTGCGAGTTGGGGGTGGTCCACCTGTTCAGTTTGAAGGTGGGCGATGCCCATTACCGCTACATCGCTGTGCGATCTGCCAGCACCCTTACGCCACCCGAAATCCGCACCCGCCTTCGCCAGGTTGGTACGCCTTCCCCCGTGCCCGCCACCGGCACCCACTAAGAAAGAGAGTCCCCATGATCCCTGAACCCGATGCCCTCGACGAGGTGGGCAACTTCGTGATGGCAGAGCTTGAAAGCCTGCCACTGGCGGACCTCGACCGCCTGATCCAGCGCGTGTCTGATGCTGAGGACACCGCCCGCCATTACAAGCAATTCCTCCAAGGTGTGCTGCACCGCCGCTTCGGTGAGCGGGCGCATCAGTTGCGCCAGGATGCTGGCAAGAACACTGGCACGGTTCGCTTTGATGTGGATGGCCACACCGTGATTGCCGACCTTCCCAAGAAGGTGGAGTACGACCAGCGCAAGCTCAAAGAAGCCGTCGAGGCCCTGCGCAAGTGGGGGGAGAACCCCGAGGACTACGTGAGCCTGGAGGTCAAGGTCGCTGAGACCAAGTACACGGCCTGGCCGCCCGCCGTGCGCCAACTGTTCGAACCCGCACGCACGCTCAAGGCCGGAAAGCCCACATACAAACTC